TGTTAGTTTCTTGGCTCATAACTTATATATTATGTTTTTACAATCCCCATATCAATAAACAAGCATCTCTTTGCTCCTGATTGGTTCTTTTAGTATATCCAGTTATTTTTTTAAAGTAATCTGAATTTGATTTTGTTTTAGTAGGTCTTACTTGTATAAATTCTATTTCTAAATGCCTACACATTTCACATATTTTTTTAGCTACTTCGTGATTAGCTCCTATTCTTTCTCCTATTTTTGAATTTAAGGAAAGTGAACCTGCTAATACTTTATGTCTATTACCTCCATTTAAAAAACCACATTCAATATAAACTTTTATATTTTCCGTTTCGTTTTTAAAATTACTTAAAAAATCATAAAGTTCAAAGAAACTCATATTATAAAGTTCCAATTCATTTGATTTTACCGCAACTCCAGATTTTTCTGTATCTGGGTCTATTCCTATTAAAATTTTTTCTTTACACATTTATAAAATCAGTATTATTTTTTTGTTTTAAAAATTTACTTACACAAGATTGAGAAACATTAAACATTTCCGCTAATGATTTCTGGGTATGATTCTTGTGTAAATTACCTATCTGATTTTTTATTTGTTCTGTCAATTTGTAACAATAGTGGTCTTTACCTTTTTTTATATTTAATAATCCATTTTTATATGCGTGTTGCATATTTTCAAAAGAAGTATTCCATTCTAAATTACACAATCTATTATCGTGTTTTATTCCGTTTATATGGTTTACTTGTTCTTTTTTTTCTGGATTATCAATAAAATTTTCAGCTACTAATCTATGAACTCTAAATTGCTTACTGGTATTGTCTTTCCGTAAAATAACAAAAACGTATCCTTTTCTAACTGTACATTTCAGTATTTTATGATTGTTTTTTTTGGATAATATTCTGCCTTGATTTGATATTTCATAAATTCCCTCGTAGCCAATTATATCTTTCCATTCTTCTAAATCATTCATTTTTTTTCATATTATATCCCGTATTTTTGAGTAAACTTGGGGTGTTTTAAAATTTCTTTGGCTACGACTTTACCGAAGTCGTTATCGGTTGGATAATGCAATCCTAAATAAACTCTACTGTACATAATATCATCTATCAGTTCTTTGCAAAATTGATATTGGTCTGGATGCCTATCTGCAACTACGTTTAAGATAACGTATGCTTCAATAGTATGTCCAGATGGATAAGATGGAGTATCAGCACTATAACTTTTGTAAGGGAATAGTTTTAGTTTATAGTATTGCGCCAATTGGTTTGGTCTTGGTCTTTGATAAAAGTATTTGATTTTATATATCAAATTTCTAATATCAATTATAACTTCTTCGCATAATGTTTCAATGTCAATACCTCTTTGTTTAAAGGTAGTTGTTAGGACTTGAATTATGCTTCTATCATAAGCCTTATATCTGTTCAAATAAGCCTTGTTTTCCGCATCCGAAATTGAGTTTAAAGAATCTACAATTTCATTCAATTCGTCTTTTGTTAGTTCAGAATCGTTGGATGGGAAAGGCTCGTTTTTTAGTTTCAGAAATAAGTCGTCAACAAAACCTATTTCGTCAAGAAATACTTTTTGCTCACGAGTTGGGTTTCCATAGTTTGCTTGGTTTATATTCATTTGATAAATATTATCTAAAATATTGTGCTTTAATGTTTCTACCTTTTCCTCCGCTGAAATTAGCAGTTGATTCATCTATTGTAACGGTTTTACCAAGTTGACTTAAATTACTTGTATCTGTACCCATACAATCGCTTGAAACACTACCACATTCTCCAGTTTGACTTGAAGTTGAAGCATCTGCTTTTGTAGTGTTTGAAGGCGTTACATCTGCTCCTTCTTTTGCTTCTGCAATTGCAGTTTTTTTACATCTCTTTTGCCAAAGATATAATATTACCGCAACTAATGCAATCTCCAATACTAATCTTTTCTTATTCTTGATTTCCATCTTTTTTATTTTTTAAATTTCTTATAAGCTAAAAATCCTAATACTACTGCTCCACCAATAATTAATAAATTCAATGGTTTTGATAAAAGGTTTTTTATTGAATTTGGTTCTGATTGACTAACTTCTGCGCTTTTTAAAACTTCGTCAACTTTTTTAATTTCTGTTGTTGAATTTGCAGGAACTTTATATATTGGTTTAGTTGAATTTTTATTGTCTAAAAAATTAAAAATATTAAGCGGAGCTTCGTCATAAATTGAAATTTGAACATCTTTATTTAATACTGCATCAATTATCGCTTCTTCATCTACATCAAATCCATTTTTGTTAATTATTCTATAATGTACTTTATTGAAAAAATTTTTTCCTCTTTCTAATACATTTGTAACATCGAAATCGGATTCTACAATTCTTCTTTGTTGATTGTCATATTCTCCTCTTTTTATATCTTTTGGTCTAATATCAAATTGAGAACCTAAAACATTGTCATAATAATTATTTATTTTAACATTTTTAAATTCAGTACCTTTTGGTATTATTACATTTTTTCTTTTAGCATTTGTTTCCCAATTGCTTTGCGCACCCATAATTTGACTGCCAATATCTCCTGCAAATTGACTCATATCCTAAAGATTAAATAGTTTGATACTTTTTACCTAATGCTTTTTTAACGTTATGTTTCACTTCTTCAATATCTCCAGCCATATTGTCAAATTCTTCCAAAGTTGGAGTTTCGTCAAGGCTTTTGATAGCTTTTCTGTAATACACAATTCCGTAAATAGCCATTACGATTAAGATACCGCTCAATACCATATCTTTTACATTCATTTTTGGCTTCATAATGCTATCCGTTGCTCCGCCAGATTCCATTTGTGGAGCTGGTGCTGGTGCTGGAGTTGCTACTGGTGCTGGTGCTGGTGCTGATGCTACTTCTGGAGTAACTGGTGCTGGTGCTTCCATTTATTTTAGTTTTTTTATTGATATTAAAATTAATGCTATTCCTATAACACCACCTAATCCTGCATAAACTTCTTTATGCTCTTGTAAATATTGTTTTATGTTGCTTGGTTTTGACAATTTTATGTTTGTCGGTTTGCTTTTTGGAGAAATTACAACTGAATCAAGCAGTATTGCATCTTCTTCCATTTTTATTACTCTACCTTGCAATTCACTTGCCTTGTAGTATTGCGGTCTGAATCCTAAATAACTGATTTTAAATTGAGAATTATCATCTATAATGTCGCTCTCTAATTCAAAATCTCCATTTTCATTGGCGGTAGTTCCAAATTTGTTAGTTTGACTACCAGTTACGATAGTGATATTAGCCAAATGTAATGGCTCTTTTGCACTATCTAAAACCTTTCCGCTAATTATCATACTTTACCCCCTTTAATTCGTTGAATAGTGTACCAGTTGACGATAGCTCCTAAAGTAAAAGAAACAATGCCTACAACAACAAAAACTGTTGATAGGTGCTTATGTACTTGTGAGTTTACATCCTTCTTTATTGCTTCTTGCTCTGTGTTACTTAATTGTTCCATTACTTAAATTTTTTATATGCTAAAAAAGCCAATACTAATGCGCCTGCAATAAGTAAATGATTTTTGTGTTTTTCTAAAAAAGTTCTATTGTCTGGTATCTCTAAACCAGTACCGTGTTCTTCGTAAATTGGTTCTTCTATCATTTTCTTCCGTATTTGTAATACAATGTTATTCCTAAAATTATTGATACCATACCAATAATTATTTGATTTTTGTAAGATTTCAAAGCCAAAGAAAAGCTACCGTTATTTATCCATTCAGAAGGTAATTTTTCTAACATAACTTTCTTTACTTCCCATACACGCAATTTGCCATCTTTGACAACTCTAAAGGCTGGATTCGCATTGTATATGCTTGATGCACTTAACCCTGCTCCTTGAATAACCCAATCATCTGGTTTGCCAATTGCTAATGGAAAGAAAACTGCAAAATAAACATCAATATAAGATTTATACTTTCCTTTATATACTTTTAAGTATTTCTCAACATAATCTAATTGTTGTACTGCGGTCATTGCTTTTAATGCGCTTGTACTCGTTCCTAATCCTTTAGCGGTACTCGGAATAAACTGAATCAATCCAGTAGCTCCAATATTGTTAGTTATGCTTGGAGAAAAAGTTCCTGCGCTTTCAAAATACATAATAGCCATAAGCCAATTAGGGTCAATGCCTAAATTAGCGGATATTTTTTTTACCTTTTCTACAAATGCAACTCTATAAGATGCTGGTACTTTATTTTCGTATATTAAAGCCATATTACAATTCGTTCATTTTATTTTCAAAATACAACTGCACAAATCCATTTCTACCCAACATTTTTAGCAAGTAACTTCTGCTTTCATAAGAGATAGACCTATTATTGAGCATAGACAAAGTTGTAGGATTCCCTTTTATTTTATTTTTACTTCCATAATATCCAGTATTGTAAGACACCATTACTTTATTTATAGGGGATGTAACCCCATTTGAATATGCTTCTAAAAGCCATCTTATGTTGGCTACCCCACAAGCAATACAAAACTCTCTGTTCTCATAAAGCAATTTAGCAATACTATTTTTCAAAGAAGCACTTGGCAAAACATTAGGATTGAAGTTTTTACTTTGTGGTAAAACTTTATCAAAGTAGGCTTTTGCTTCACTCGGCAAACTTGAACCAACCATAGTTTTCCATTTAGCCAAAATTTCCCATACAGTTGCAGGTGTAATTTGCATTATACCTGTTACTTGTTCAGAACCTCTTGGTGGCTCATCTTCTCCTCCACTTTCTGTTATTATAAAACTTGCTATAATAGAGTTGTCAATATCGAAAATTGTACCCCACTTATTTATAACCGTTTTGTTCTGCAAATAAATAGATTTTAGTAACGCAATATTACCTTTTATTATATGAGGTTGAGAAAAATCCACTTTTGAACTTACAACATAGGTTTTATTTGTATCTGGATATTTTAATATAACTTTACTATACATAATTATTCAATTAAAGGTTGAGTGTCAGTAGGCTCGGTAAATTCTTGCTTAATTGCAATACCACCTCTAATTTTAGTTACTTTTTTTACCCACCATTGGGTAACGGCAAAACCACCAACTGCTACTGCAATCGTGGTCGCTATTAATAGTATTTTCTTTTTATTAGTCATTACCATAAAATTTTATCGGCATAATATCCAGCACTACCTACAACGTGTCGGTCTTTTTCGTGTCTTTCTTTATACAGTTTTCGTCTTTTGTAAGCATACCCTTTTTCATAGTATCCTTTTTTCTCTTTTTCCAAGTAGGTAGGATAATCATTCATACCTCTTGCACCAATGCTGGCTACTTTTTTACCATTCTTGAACACATCAATCTTTTTCAAAATGTTGGAGGATGGTTTTATTTCAACCCCCAACGATTTTGCCTTTCTAAACGAGTATGGTAAAATTTTGTATGCCATTATCTATTCTTATTGAAATAGTTGTATGCTCCAGCAGTTCCAACAAGTAGAACAACACCTAATACTACACCGAATACACTCATCCCGCTTTTTTCTTCCTTTTCTTCAATTACTTCGGCTGGAATTGGGTCTGTATTTGGTGCTGGAGCTGGAGGAGTTGCTTGTCTTTTTTCCAATAATTCCTCTAAATCCTCAATTAAATCTTCTGTAACATCAGATACATAGTTTTGAACTTCAGATAAACTTGATTCACTTTCCTCTGTCGGATTTGATTCGTGTTCGGATTTTGCCAAAGCAAGTCTTTCTTCTAATTTTTCTAAACCATCTAACCTTTTGTTTAAAGAAGCAGTAACTTTGTTATCCAATTTCTCTAACAATTCTTTAATCTTTTCCATAGTATTTTGTTTTAAAGTTTTTTAATTAATTCACAAATATAGTCAAATTATAAAAAACAAGGCATTAAATTACTAAAACTTAATACCTTGTGATTTTTTTTGCTATTTTAATTGTGCGTAAGCTCTTTTTACCGCATCAGTCCATTTCTCTCCATCTTTACGGATTTTCTTGGCTAATTCCATCGCTTGTTTAAATTTAGGATTACCAGCTTTTCTTTTTACAACTGCTCCTTTTTCTGCTTTGGCATCGTATTTAGCTTTTTGCGCTCCAGCTATCTTATTACCGACTTCTTTAGCTTCTTTAGCATCGTAAGTCTTTCCGTACTCTTTTTGATATTCTGGTTCAACTCTTTTTCCTTCAAAGTTTTTAGCTATTGCATTGGCTTTTTGTTTGAAAGTTACTTTGCCACCAGTTTCAAAAACAGATTTCTCTAATTCTTTTTGTGTACTTGGGGCAATTTTTGCTTTTCTATGAGTTGCGTTTCCTTCTTTGTATTCTGTAATTTCAGAAACATTTACAACTCCATCAGCATCAGTTCTAACTTCTCCTTTATCAAAAATATCTCTTACTACACCGATAGTTTTGGTTCTTTTGTTATAAACGAAATCCCCTACTTTAAATTTAGATTCTGATTTTTCAGATTTAGGCTTGAAAATCTCTCCTTTAGCATCTTTCTTAATCCAATATCCGTTTGAAGGTTTAACTTCGCTACCATCTTTCAATTCAACAGAAACAACATCTCTTTTAGGGATGTAAATTGCTTTTGTTTCCAACAAATTTCCTTTTTCTAAAACATTAGCTCCATTTAATACATCACTACCTTTAAAAGTATGGACTTTGCCTTTTTGATTAACAGTAACGGATTTAATATCAGCGTGAACTATGTAGTTTTTTGATTTTGATTTTCCGTGTATAGCATCGTAAGGCGTTGTGTCAACTCCAATGTATTCAACTTTATGGTTTTCAGCTATTCTTTTTGCAAATTTTTCAGCTTTATCTAATTCATCCAACTTCCAAGTATCATTGAACCGCTTCCAATCTCCTGCTGGCGTTTCTACTGTAACTACATATTTTCTACTTGCAGTTTTAGTTACTTGAACATAGCCTTTTTTATCACTTTTTTTACTTACGCCTTTTACAGTAATTACTTCTGGGTCTGATACATAAATATTTCCTTCTTTAAACGCTTTTTCTCTCCATTTTTTTTCTACAACAGTCATTTCTGGCTTGTAGTATCCATTCCATACAAGAAAGTCATTAAATAAATGCCAATTTTCGTCTGTATAGAAATCGTAATCTTCTTGGTCAAAACTTCTGCCTTGAACGTTTTCGTCTATAAGCATTTCTTCAACTGCTTCGGCATACGCTTTAAGCATCTTTTTGTCGCCACGAATTTGAGAACCAGATTGTGCGCCTATTTTATCCCATACATCAGCTTCTTTGTTCCCTAATTTAGAAAGGTACTCGTTTCTTTTTTCTCTTAAAGAACCACCTCCTGCGAATTTAACTGATTTTTCATCTGTAAGAACCTCTGTCGGTTTAGCTCCGCTACCTTTTACCATACGCATAGAAAACGCTTCAATATCTCCACCTTCTGCATAAGCTCTTGCTTCATTTGATTCGCTATGTTTTTCCATCCATTCTTTTTCGCTTAATTCTTTATCTGGCTTTGCTACTGAACGAACTCTAATTCCATCTTTGTTTACAAAGTAAGTTACTTCTCCACCATCATCAAAAGGCAAAGGCGGTTGAGAATCTCTTTCTCCAGTTGCTAAATTGATAAAAACTATTTTTCCATCTTTATCTTTTACTTTTTGGATTCCGCCAGAAATAGTTTTGATAAAAGTATCTCCTTCTTTAATTCCGTGATTTTCTAAAGAACCTCCTTCTGCGTATTTTTTTCTTGATAAAATATAAGAACTTCCGTGATAGCCTTTTCCGTTGTCTTTTACATCAAATTTATTTTCTAAACTAACAATACTATTGCCAGCATCTCTGCTTGTTAAATGAACAATCATATCGTTTCCGCTTGGCTCTAAATAATAATCTCCGCTTGGCTTGTACATATTAGCCATAACTTCTGATTTTGTTATTTTTCCGCCATTTTTGTAAACTCCTGCTTGGAAATCTCCGCCATTTTCAAACATCTCTCCGCTTGACATAGTGCCAGTTTCTCCAACTAATCCACTATATTGAGTTCCAGTAAAACCACTTAAATCTCCGCCATTTTCAAACATTTCTCCGCTTGACATTGCTCCAGTTTCTCCAACTAATCCGCTATATGAAGTTCCAGTAACACCACTTAAATCTCCATCATTTTGTCCTACATTAAAAGTTCCATCTAAATGACCAGCCAAATCATATCCTCCAACGTTTCCGCCTAATTCCATTTTCATTGCTTTGTCATCTTTAACAAAACGAATTAGTCTTTTGCTTTCGGCATTTCCTTTTTTACCTACAATAGCAGTAGATACATCAGCTCCTTTCAATTGCTTTCTACCTAATCCAACAACAATATTCAAAACATCGTTATCATTCAAGTCGTTTTCGTCAATGTATTTTTCAATAGCACCAACACTTACGCCAGTCATTCCTTTTATTTCAAGGTTATATCTTTCTCTTGGAGATAACATACCGCCTTTTTTGTAAATTCCTGCTTGGAAAGCACCAAAGTTAGGGTCGGTTAAATAAGCTCCGTTTTCGTAAAAAGAAGTTCTTTCTTTATAACCTTCTTTAGAAAGTTTAGAAATAAAATCTTGTAAATCTTTTTTATTTTTAAAAATTGCTAAATCATAAAAAGCACTACCATCTCTATGTGTTTTAACTCCATCGTGGTAATTTACAGTATATTTTGCTTTTCCTACATTCATTCTTTCATAGTAAAGTTTTTTACCAACATCTCCGCCATTCTCTAACAAAGGAGCATCTTTTGGATAGTTAGGAGCAAGTCTATCTATACGATTTTCTCTATTCTCATAATAAACGTTTCCATCTTTAGAAATTCTTCTACCTCTTGGTTTAGCTTGTCTTACAGAATCTCTCCCTAAATCAGTTCCGCTAATACCTTCAAGCTCTTTTCTTGTCTTGATGAAAGCCATTAACTTCTGCATTTCAGTCTTAACTTCTTTTTCAGCGCTTTTCTTGTCTTTGTTGATTTCAGCTTTCGCTCTTTTTTGAGCATCTGCCCAACTCTCTCCATCCTTACGGATTTCTTTAGCAACAGACATTACTGTTCTTTTTGGACTGCTGGTTTGACTTGGTTTAGCACTTGCTTTTTTAGCAGTTGCTTTAGGCTCTTTTTTCGCTTCTTTGCTTTTGATTACCTCTGGCATCTTTTCTTTGAAAGTAGCAATCATTTTATCTAATGCACCTTCTACCTTATCGTTTACTTCTTTATTATCTGAAGTGAAGTTTTTAGTTGCTTTTTCGATTTTACCCAAAAAGTCTTTTTGGTCTGAATTAAGTTTCGATTGGTCTATCGAATCAAATTTTTGTTTAAGTGTCATAACTATACTTTTTTTTATTTTATACTAAATTATCAATATCATCTAAAAATGAAAGGTCTAAAACCCCATCAATATCATCTAAAAACGATAAATCTTCTGATTCTTCTACTACTGCTTCTGCTACTTCTACTGGCATTACTCTTGTTGTTTTTGTTCCGCTAATCTTTGCGTTTATAGCGTTATTAACAGACAACAACATATCTTGCATCCCTTTGTATAACTCTGGGTTTTCAGCCCTTAAACTGTCTATCTGCGTGCTATTTAAACGCATAACAGTATCAATAAAAACATTTTCTTTAGGAGTTAGTACAACACTTTGTTTATAATTGTATTTCCCAATTAGAATTTGCACTTCATCATCAGAAGGAGTTCTATCAATAACAGTAATTTCTGGATTGTTTTTATTAACATTAACCAAAGGTATTGTCATTTGATTATCGTACTTTCCTGCTTGAAAATTATCGTTTATTTTAGAGTTTATTTCTTCGTCTGAAAAACGACTATTGAATAAGGCTTTGTAATCTCCTACCAAATCAAATGTACTGAACATAAAAGGAGTAGGTATATTCCATTGCGCATAGTTATTAACAACGATTCCAATGACAGTATATTTATTTAAGTTGAACTTAACTAAATCTCCCATAGCTATTTTAAAAGCATCATCATTTTGCCTTGTACCATAAAGTATTACATCATCCATTATTTCAGTTTCTGACTTTACACTAAACGGTCTTGTGCCTTTTAATTGCTCTACATTCTTAACAATCATTGCTTTTATAGAATCTCCAGTATTTATCTTTTGAGAATCTAACGGTATGTCAATGCAAACATATTGACCACTTAATTCCGAAATTTTATTCAGAACTAAATAACCTTTTCTAACATATATTCTTTCTACATTCATTTTTTAAGGCATTAAATTATTTAAAATAGAAAAGAGCTTTTCTCTTTCTTCTATAATAGCATCTGCTTCTTCTGGCGTGTCGAGCTGAATAAGAACTCTTAATCTATTTTCGTAATCCTCTTTGTTTATCTTCCCAGAATCTAACTTGCTTTTAAGCTCGATAGTTGTTTCTTTTTGAACTCCATTAGTAGGTGTCAAAACATCTAAAATTGAGCTTCTAATATATCTCTTAATCTCTCCTTCTGGCTTATTTCTGTCTTTTTCTCTTTTGATTATTTCCTGCAATACTGCTCTTGGATTTTTAGACAACTGCATTTGCACATAATCAATCAAAGAATAAAATCTGTCTGTTATTTGTTCTTGTGTGGCATTAGTATCAAACTTTTGACCAATTCTAACATCCAAACCTCCGAACAACATTAGCTTTTTATTTACGACTTGTGATGGAAATTCTCCTACTGAAATTTTATATGAAACATAATTTCTAACAAAAGGCATAATCTCTCTATTAAACGTTTCTGTTTCCATCATCCTACCATCACTACCTCCATAACCTTTTTTCTTCATTATGTCGTAATTCCATCCAGTACAAGCGTTCCAAAGATGGAATCTAAAGAATCTTGTGTCTGCTAAAAATACACATATCTTATTCAAATCAACTGGCTCTCCATAATTTTTAATCATAAAGAACTTATCGATTACAGTACTGCTTATATCTTGGTTAAAGTAACCAAATATCCTAACCTTAACTCCACTTTTTTCAAGTATTCTTGCCAACAAAATGTTTGGCATTGCTTGAATAAGCATTTGCTCTGGGTCATACCTAAAGTTTTGACCGCTTGCAATATATAAATCTACATAAGGAGAAATTCCCCCACCGCTTTTTGTTCTGTAAGCATATACCTTTTTATTAGTAGATGCGAATCTTAAAGCGTAACCATTTGATTTTATAACTATTTTACCATCTGAATCATAAGGCAAATACAGTCCGCTGACTTCATCTTTAATAACTTTAAGAAATGGAGAATGTTTTACCATTGCGGTAGTTCCTTCTTGCCTTCTTTCAACTATTATTTGCTCCGAATTTTTTAGATAATAAAAATATTCTAATTCATTTATTTTACCCTTAAAAATCAATTTAGCATCTATTACAGAATCTTCTTCTTTAGAATAAAACTCTACTGCTCTAATTAGTCCTTTTGATGCTTGTGAGAAAGTAAATATACCTAAAGGTCTATCTGTAAATTTAATTCTTGATGGTTTAATATCTCCACCTAAATCTAATTTAGCAGAAATATTAGTGTACATATCATTCACTTTACCAAGTAATTCAGTATCCAAAAAAGTACCCAATCCAGAATTAATATCAAACTGTTTCTCAACAGACAAATTTGAGTTTGAATTATAACCGTATTTGTTATATTCTTTATTAGGCACTATTTCTCTCCAACCGCTTGTACTTTGCATTTCGGCAAATGATGTTTGCCCTAAATTATTATTTAAGGCAATTTTGACACCATCTTCAATCCATTTGTAAGGGTCAAATCCAAAACCAATATGATGATTTTTAGCTTCTACTGCCATTACATTATTTTATTTTTATTGTTTTCTTCAAAATTTTCTATCAATTGATTTGCTTCTAATACATCTTCTTCCGATGTCAAGTTAGACAAATCCAATTTGTTTTTAGTTTCGACCAAGTTGTAGAATTGATTAATATCAACATCTTGCTCTAATACCGCTCTTTGTTGAGGTGTAAACAAATCCAAAAATGTTTTTGTGGCAATTTGTAGCGTTTTAGGGAAAGGTATTTTTTTATCTCCCATTTTCTCATTTAATCTATAAGCTATGTATGTATCTCTAAAAGAAACCATAAGCCTTTGAGAAACGAAAGCTCTACCTGCAAAATTATTAGTGTCAATTGATTTTCTTAATTTAAACAAGAAATTAAAAATGAATGTGAAAGAAGCTATTTTATCTCCAACTTTTATGTTAGACATAATATTATCTAATTCATATTGTGGGTCAATGATAAGCTCGTATGTGCTTCCTGCAAAACGGTCTTGCAAAGACAAATCTTGTTTAAAGTTGGCTTCGTAATTAACATCCGCTTCGTTAAGTAAAGAGTTTCCAGTTGCTATTACAAACACATTTTTTTTGCTAATAACAGTTCCTCTACCATTTTGAATTGTAGGAGCGATTTCTTGACCATCATCCGCTCTTTCAGAAGGGTCTTTTATTTTAGACAAGGCATCGTTTAACACTCCAGCAGTATTTGGGTCTAATTTAGGTAGCTCATCTAATAAAAGAACTGCTCCAGAATATTCTTTTCCAGTTTTTTTATTTATCTCTGGTAAAAACAAGTTACCAAACGCATCTGTTACACGACCTTCTTGATACCCCTCGATAGTTTGACCTCCAATAATATCCAAAGGAGATGTGAATTGGTTACAGTTCAATGTAATCAATTTATAGTTCAATGCTTTTGCTATTTGACCTGCGATAAAAGTTTTACCAGTTCCAGCTCCACCATATAGGTAAACGTTGTTTCCTGCTTCAAAATCAGAAAGCATTAAATCAAAGATTTTTCTTTTCTTACCATCACTTGTCTTAACGACTACGTTTTGCCAGTTTACAATTTGAACGGTTTGAGTTTTTCCAATCAAATCTAATATTGAATTATCCAAGTTGTTTTGACCGAATTTTGCAGTTCTGAATTGTTCATCTACAATATCGGTAACTTCTTGTTTATTAACCCCTGCTTCTGATAGCTTTTCAATAGCTTTATTGAACTCTTTTACTGCGAACACAATATCTTCATCCACTCCATTAGATTTTTCGCTTGTTTCGGCTCTATTTAGCTTATCAAGTTGAGCTTGCGCATCATCTCTAATATCTTGACTAACTGTTGTATCGGCAATTATTTGTTCTAATTCTTCTCTTTTCATAATATTAAATGTTAATTTCTTTTGCTAAATTATTTGATATTTGTTTTTGTTTTTCAATGTTGCTTATTTCATTAGGTATTCCAACGTTACTTGCGATAGAATCTATTTCATCTTTAGATAAAGAGCCTACAAATCCAGTAATTGATTTTTTTGTTGGAAATCTTCTTTTTACTTCATCTGAATTAACTCCTAAAATACCTTGTACTGCTCTCAAAACATTGTTTACCTCATAGCTTTGTAAGTCTTGCTTTGCGCTTGAAGAACCCATATCTTGATTTTCTTGCTTTTGATAATCTATTTTTTCTTTAAGCTCTTTGTTATTGTAGTTTTTTGTAAAGTCATTGTCGGCATTACCTTCTTCTACTTGCTCTAAAAAATCTTCCAAGTCAATATTATCTGAATTAGAACTTGATTGCCCATCTTGATTTTCTCCAGATTGAGATTTATTAATTTCTTCAATCATCTTTTCAATATCTTCTGACGACATTTCTCCACCTTCTCCTTCTGCTTGCTCTCCAGATTCATCTCCGCCTTCTCCGCCTTCTCCACCTTGCTCACTTTCAGAACTTTCTTCGCCACCTTCTTCTCCAGATTCAGAATCCTCTCCTTGTTCTCCTTTTTCTTCTTGTTCTCCTTGCTCGGATTTTTCTTGCTCCTCTTTCTGTTTTTTTTCTTCTTTGGCTTTTTCCAATACGTCTTTCAAATCATCAGAAATAAGTTTATTTACTTCTTTTGCCCATTGCTCGTAAAACTCGTTATAAAAGTTCATCAAGTCTGGCAAATTAGCTTTGGTTGATTTAACGGTATTGTCGTATATGGTTTTTAAATTTTCGCCTTTACCTCTAAAAATAAGAGAGGAATAGGTGCAATTATAAATACCATTTTCTTTGTTAAATACAACCATACAAATGAAGCCTAACTCATTTACTTTTCTTACTCCAGAAAACGCAATCGAAGTTTCTGTTATTTTGCATACCATTTCCTCATTTTCTCCGATGTTTGCATCTGGGAATAAAGGAATAAGTTTGTATTTTTCTACTGTTTCTTTAATATTCATAATTATAGTGTTCCTCCGAAATCAAATCTCGAATCATTAGACAATGCGTTAAACTCGTAAGCATCTGCAAACTTAATTTGGTTACTTTCAAATGCACAAAACGACAATGAAGCGTTTTCCAATCCGCCATAAGGCGTATCTGGTATGTACTCGTAAAAAATGTAACCATCATAAGTGGTAAAGTTCTTAACGTATTTAGTAAAGTTCTGCCATAGTCTTATAATTTGCCAAGCATATACTCTGGTTTCACTCGTAAATCCTCTTGCGTTTCCTAAATTAGTCCAGAAGTCATAATCTCCAATGTTGTAGTTAATTTTAAGAAACAATAAAAATTCTTTTATTGGTCTTTTCTCTACTCCAAATTTTGAAAAGTCAATTGGGTTTCTAATATCCAAGAAACATCTGTATAAGAAAGTTCCAGTATTAGGATTTAATGCTTTAATAGCTTTAGAATCAACTCCTGCTTTATCGCTTCTGTTTTCCCAACTTGTAGCAAAGAAGTCTGACATTTCTCTTTTTACTGCAAAATAATGCGCATTGTTCGTTTCGTATGTTTTCCATTCAGTAAACAGAACGTTTGTTCCGTGAAATACTGGCATTGGTTCTTTTGTTTTTGGGTTTATGATTTTTGAAACTCCAGAATAGGTGTTATCAAAATACGCTTGTTCCCAATTACCAAAAAACGATTTAAACTCTGGTGTTCTTACAGTCAAGTATTCCTCAAAGGTTAATTCAGATTTAACTCCGTTTATTGACAAAGTATCCGTTTCTGGATATTGTTTTGTATAATCTCCCCATTTAACCTTATAAACTCCATTTACTCTTGCTTGAATAGGTTTCAACTCCATTTCGTCATTAGAAACAACTCTTAACTTGCTAACGAACTTATTTATCTCTCTTTGATAGAAAGCTATTTCTTCGTTGCTTAAAATAGGTCTTTTCAAATCCAATTCGCTTGACAAGGCATTTATTCTTTGAGTAAGATATTTTTTCTCTAACTCAAAGTTTCTAATTGTTTCTTCTTGTTTCGTTTCTTCTTTTGGTTCAACTTCAAAAAATTCATCCCAATTATATTTTAAATTTGAATCAGAACCAAAAATAGCGTATTTCAAAGCATCTAAATCTTGTAAAACGTTAAAGTGTCTTTTGTCTGATGGGTCTGATTCAGAACTAAAATAGATGTAAAATAAACTTTCGCTAACAATCTTACCGTTTTCTACAATTTCAAGACCTACTCTACTATTCCCTTTAGTAAATAACTTATCAATATAATTTTTAAGTCCTTGAATATCCCCAATATTGGCTTCATTTTCTTTTTGTATTAAATAGCTAACTTTTGGTCTTGCTCCAGATTTAGAAGTAGATGTAGGATTTGATATTTTCCATAGTAAAAAATCTGAAAGCAATAAACTTGATTTTGCTCTATTTGAATCTTCATTTGAAACCCCTAAATGGTCTTTAAAAACTCGCAATTTAAAAACATCTCCAGTATCAGTATTTACTACATCAAAATCTCTGGTGTATGAATCTTTTGTGTAATCCGCATAAGGAGCAACATTTTCTATCTCTATATTTTTAATTTCAAGTAACGCATCAATTTGATTAAATACTTCTATTTCTCCAGAAGAAAATTTACGAGATTCCGAACTTTTAGATGTGCTTTCGCTTTTAGGCTCTTGTTTATCTGATGGTCTGTTTTTGTTTTGATAAAAATCATTCCAATCATATTTTTTAATTGAACGAGGATACCTTCTATCTAACTGTTTAATTATATCTGAATTTTGACCAGTTAAAGGATTAAAGTTTAATACCGTATTTTTACCTTTCTTGAAAGAAATACCGAAATTATTAGAAGAATTGTTTGGCTGAATATAGATATAAGATGGAGTTTCGTTTTTTTCTTTAAAAAACTTATTCAAATCATATTTTAAAACCTCTATGTTTCCGTATATTTCTCCTACAAGTTCAGAATAAACCGTTCTATTACCTACTGATGTAATTGTTACATATTCAACTTTTGGTAAATCTGTACTTCCTCCTTCGTCAAAAATTCTTTCTACATCATCAAGGAAATCTAATTCTCCGCCTTCTTTAAAAGCACCTACACCAGCAGAAGCATCTGCTCCGCCAGTACCATCTGTATCAAAATCTCCTCCATCTTCAAACAAACCAGTTTCAGCTCCAACAACACCATCGGCATCTAAATCCAATACATCATTATAGTTGTTCAAATCTCTCGCTGGAGTATTTCCGCTTTTAGCATCTCTAACTAAACTTCCGCCTTTTTTTAATCCAGCTTTTTTTAGCAAAGTATAATATTTAGGATTTTCGTACAAATGGTCTTTTACGATTTTCATTTGCTCTCTCTTGCTTGAAGTATGTTCGCTTTCAGCTTTCATACCCATATCAACTTGACTTTGCAATTGTTTAAGAGTAACGTTGTGCATTTTAGCAATTTGACTTAATGTCTTTCCTTTTGCCAAATGTCCGCCATTTATTCTATAAAGTATTTCGTGGTCTTTCATTACTTTACCACCATAGTTGTAAGTTGCTCCAGTATGTTTTATGCTCTTTGGAATATCTCCTCCATTAGCAAACGCAACACCACCACCATTTACATTTATTTGAGAAAGTATTTCTCTATTGGTCATCATTTTACCGTTAAACTGATTTTTAGTCTGGTCTGCTACTGCTGGAGCGGTAATAACCACTTCTCCACCTTGCATTTCTAAAGGTTGTCCAGTAGCTTTATTAACTGCTTTAATACCACCTTCTGCGTGAGTTTTACCAACTAAATATCCACTTAAACTTCCTTCATCGTGTATAATTGTTTGCCCTTTTCTTTTTCCAACAAGAACACCACCAGTAGGTGCTTGTTCTGCTTTTCTTTCTGTTAGGGTAGTCTTTTTCATAGTAGATTTTTATATATAAAAAGCAAATATAATTAATTTAAGTAAAAGAATTAGATATATTTTAAATAATAATTATTTGCGATTTCTTTTAAATGAAACAATCCTATTGCGTCTGAATTTCAATTATTTAAAATTATTATTTAGGATATAATTTTATTTGAGTATATTTGTGTTTTATTAATAAATTAAATTTAAGAACAATGGAAGGAATTTTCGACATCAATTCTCCAAAATTTTTAGGCGGACAAAATTATCATAATGTAGTCCTAATTGGATTATCATTAGCTATCGCTTGGAAAGTAGGAGTTTTCAAAAAATAATTTTTTTTTGAAAAGAAAACAAAAAGCCACCTTTCGGGTGGCTTTTTTATATATGTTCCCATCCTTCGTTCTTTATCAATCTTAAAATATGCGCTCTACTGACACCATATTTTTTAGATAATGCAGTTCTTGTTTCAGAATAGGCTATTTTTCTTATCTCTAACACTTGTTCTTCCGTGAGCTTACATTTATGATGCTTAACACCTTTTTGGTCTTGCAATCCTATTTCTATTGAATGAGCAGTATTTTCTTTGTTTGTACACCATTCTAAATTTTCTACCTTATTATCGGTTTTAATTCCGTTTATGTGGTTTACTGCTGGTTTATTTAAAAGATTAGGAACAAATGCTTTGGCTACAAGCCTATGAGCGGTTTTGCTTTTTAGAACTTTATTTTTTGACAAACTATAAGATGGGTAGCCATATCTATCTATCTTAAACTTAATAAGCCTTTCTTGCTTTACCCACTTGCCTGCTAATCTTTTTACATTCCCTAAATTAGATACTTGATACAATCCTTCGTACCCTTCAATATCTTTCCAAATTTCTTCCATACTTGTATAAAAAAGTAAAGCTCCTACAAATCCAAACGCACTCTACTTCGTTTTTCATCATAAGAGCCAATATTTTTAAGTTACATTTTGTAGAGTGGTAACTGCTCTACAAATGTAAATATTTTTATTGATTAATTCAAGAGCAATCTTTTTATTGTCATATTAGGATTATCTTCTTTTTTAAAAATTAAAATACCATCATCTCCTTCTGAAAAATAAAATATTTCAGAACCTTTTTCTTTAATATCTACTGTTTTGCATTTTCTTAAAACTACTGTTTCGTGTTTTAATTTTATAGTTGCATCAACGTAATAGTTAAACGCATTTCTGTCAAAACCTTGTTTATCTAAATCTTCATAAGATACAAAAGTTCCTCTAATTACTCCTTCTTTGTCTTTCAAATTATCCATAATAATTATTTTGCTAACTTATCAATTATAGCTTTAAATTTCTTCGCTATACCGCTCCATTTCATTTCTGAAACTTTTTTGTAAGCCTTTTCTATTTTATCTGTTACTTGGTCTTGAAGCTCTTGTTCTTCGTTTTTAAGGTTATATGCTACTCCTAACAAAGTAGAAACTTCTGCTGGATTAGAAACGTTTCTTATTTTTTCAAAGTCGTTTACAAATACCATCTTTTGACTAAACATAAAATTAAGCGTGTTTTCGCCATTATTTGTTATTTCTGTTATCGAAGTATGTTTTGGACAAATAACGAGCGTCTTGGTAGCCATAGCTTCTGTAATGGTCAATCCCCAACCTTCTGAAGTAGTAGTTGTAATGAAACAATCCATAGCGTTATAGATTTTATTCAATTCTGCTATATCAAATCCTTTGTTTTCTGAAAAGTCTTTTGGAACAATTACATCCTTACCAACTTCTAATCCAACTCTATCGCATAATCTGTAAATATCTATTCCAGAAGGGTCTTTCGGATTACAATGTAAGTAAAGCACAGAATTAGCTTGATTTGTATGCTTGAACATAGCGAATCCAATAATCAAAGTTGCTAAATCCTTTCTGGCGGAGTTTCTGTTTACAGAACCAAAGACATAAACATCATCGCTTCCAAAAATTTCTTTTTTAGCTTCTAATTTTTCTTTTTCTGAAAATGGGTAAAAGTCAGTAGTGTTACATCCGTGAGGAATTACTTTTACTTTCTTGAAGTCCGCATCTGAAAGTAATGGCTTCATTACTGCTTTAGCATATTCCGTATAAGTAATTGCTTCATCAAAGAAAGAAACAACTTTTACATCACTTTCTCTCGGCTCTGAATCAATAGGGAAGTAAACGACAGACTTAAAGTTTGGCTTGTTGTTTTTTAGCTTTTCTGTTTTAACTTTTTTAAGATGCTCTCCCATTTCGTTGAATATTTCAATATCGTTAATACAAAATAATACATCAAAATCTTGCTGATACAATAAGCTCAAAAACTCAATACGACAATAAATATCTTTTTTTTCTTTTGAGGTAGATAGCGCTGGAATTACCTTTACGTTAGGCAAATAATCATATTGCTTTTCTTCAAAATTATTTACCGCAAATACAACTATTCTTGTGTTTTGGTCTTTTGCCCATTCGTCAACTAACTCTTTTGCTACTTTAGAAAATCCAGTAGTGCATCCGAAGTCGGCATACAATAACACATTTTTTATTTTTTCTTGTTTGTGAACAACCTTCATATTGTTTGTTTTAAAGTTTCTGGTGTAAATATAAATAATTATTTTTCTCTATCCAATTCTACAATGTCTTTGATGTTTGCATCCAACCCTTTTCTATCTACTAATTCAAAAACCTCTATGGCTTTTCTTAAAAGCTCTGGGTGCAACTCTATGTTGCGCATACGAAGTCCAACATCAATAGCCATTTGTCTTTCTTCTTTATTTAGTGTTGGTTTTTTAGACTTTGATTCTAATTCTTCTATTTTAGTTATCAACGAAGCGTTTTCTCCAGCTAATACTGTTGATTCATTTCTTGAACGCCAACCCCAATCTTGTTCTGATTTGAATTTTTTCTCTAATTTTTCATAATCAGATTTTAATTTAAAATACTCGCCCCTATCAATGTCTTTCAAATACTTTTCTCTATACTCATTTCTGTCTTTTATAACATCCCTTAACTCATTGTACATCTTGCCATTTTGAGCAGTTAACTCTTGATTTTGTTTTTTTAACTTTAAGTTATCTTCATAAATTGTATTCAAATTAGAACTTTCAGAAACTTGACTTTCATCCGAAACTTGAATTTCTTCTTGTTTTAATTTCTTTTTAATCCTTAAATTCTTCTTTTCTTCGAGGAAAGAGTATTCAAATTCAACAAACTTGATAGCTAATTCAATTGTAGGTTCTTGCCCTATCCAAATATAGCTTAAATGTTGTTTTTCAATAAATAATCTATCTAATAGATAAACCCTCATCGTGTTCCATCTTGTGAATTTTGCTTTAGAAACAAGGCAATAAGAATCAAACTGTTTAATATCCATCAATCCTTTAGCAATATTCATTACTTTTAAAATTTCTTCTGGAGAGCTTTTTTTTGAAAACTTTCTTTTTTTTGATACTTCCATAGTATTGTAGTTTATCCTATTGAGCCAATTTTAATACCAAACAATCTGATTGCCCTTTTTTCTTTATTAATGTTTAATTGAGATTCTAAATCCCTAACTCTTTTTGTAAAAGTAGATGCTTTGCTTAAAAGCTCGTTATATTCTTCTTGCATTGAAGCTATTTTTTCATCTTTACGGTCAATAATAGACTTCAATTTTTCGATTTCTGATTGAAGATTTGAGTTTTGACGAATATAACTATCTATCTGCAATCTTTGAAAATCTTCGATAGGCATCAAATGAGGATGAATTGTTTTTGTTTCTTCATCTTGAAATGCGTTCAAAGGAACTTCAAAATTTAATGGGTCTAAAACTACTTCTTCTAATTCATTATTAACTTCTTTTTCTGAATTTTCAATACTTTGTTTGTTCTTTATAGATTTTAAAAAATCTACTCGTCTTTGGTGTGAATTTTTTTGAGATATTCTATTTTTTTCAACATAAATATTTTTTATCTCAATTGCAAGAGAAATATCTGGAGAATGTCCTTTCCAATAATACTTACCATCAAGTTTATAAATCATATCCATTTTATTTAATACCGAAAATACCGCACCGACAGTAGATTTGTATTTTTTAACAAAATCTTCTCTTGAAAATGAATTTGAATCCATTGATTGTTTTGCATCAATAAGAATATCTAAAATTCTATTTTCTGTTACTTGAATTTTTTTTGAATTTTCCATAATTTTTTTTAGTTTGTTGGTTTAACTTTAAGTGTTATTTTTTTAATCAATTCCTTGTTCTCTATTTCCTGCCAAACTCATTACCCAATAGGTAGCTGGAGAATGTTCAGCCTTTTTACTTTTTCCATTTTGCATCATACTTTCAATCAAAGTCCAATCGTGTCCGTAGTGTTCGGTATGTGGTGGCATTTGTTTTAAAAATTCTGTTCGTATTATTAATTCAGAATGACCTATACAACCATATTGTAATGATGGAACTCTTATTCGGTTCGTTGGCTTAACTTCGGTGTTGAAGTAAACAAAATCTAAATCAGTACCTTCTATTTCAGATAGATAATTTTCTAAATGATTTGGAAGTATAATATCATCATTATCAAAGAAAAGAAAATAATTCCCTTTTGCTAATTCTCTGTTTAGATTGGTAACCGCATATCCATTACCTCCTTTATTTTCTGGCTGATTAGATATAATCAAATCATTACCTTTTGCTTTACAATCTTGTTGTAAATCGTAAAAATAATTACTATCTATAAAATCTTGAATTATAGGACATCCATCTCCAGTAATTAATGCTTCCCAATTATTAGCGGTTTGAGAAGCAACACATTCAATAGCTCTTACGGTTCTTTGAGGTCTGCCAAAGCAAGGCATAGATATAGTAACTCTTTTCATATCTATAAAATAATTATTTAGTTATTTTTAATTTATATTCTTTTTGCCCAACTATTATCTTCAAAAACCATATCTGGAGAACCAAACATTTCGTTTACTGAATCCTTAACTCCTTGCCAATGTACACTATAATCGTGTCCACAAACAAATCCTCCTTCTGGTATTATGTTTTTATAATTATTAATATCTTTTTTTACTTGTTCGTATGTATGAACTCCATCAATATAAACCATAAAATATTTTTTTTGAGGTATTTTATTAATAGCATCGTCAGAAGTTTCTCTTATGTGATGTATGTTAGACACATTAGATATGTTTTTTTTGAATTGCTCAAAAACTTTATTTAGAGGAGCGTGAGAACAAGTATCATCGTTTGGGTCGTAATCTTCAATAAAAGGGTCTATTGATAAAACTGAATTAAAATGCTCTGCAAACATAATTGTAGATTCTCCTAAATAAGAACCTATTTCAATCATATTTAATTCTTTTGTGTTCGCAAATAAATTAATATAATCGATTAATTTTTTTAATCCGTTTTTTTCACTCTCTGCATTACGCATATACAAAAAGTTATTGTCTGTGTTTTGTAATTCCATTTTTTTATTTTTAATTTTAATTTTCTAAACCCAAGATTTCATCTTCGATAATATCGTTTAAGTCGTTCCCTAACGTGTCTTTAAACTCGCATTGAGCAATTGTTAAGTACCAGTCAGAAACTATCTTTAAAACGGTTATTTTGTCTAATTTCAATTCCTCGATTAAATTAACAAAATCTGGCTCTCCAATATAGTCGTCAATATGCCCTCCTTGTTCGGTAGCTATAATCGTAGGCGAACTTTCGTAGTACCATTGCAAGGCAATAGATTCAGCTTGTTCATCTGTTAATTTTAATTTGGTAATAGTTAGTTTTTTATTATTTGATTCGCACATAATTTATTGATTAAAAGGGGTTTTAAAAGTTTCTTCATTTGGGTATCCGCCCCATTTTTTAGCATAGTATTCTCGATTGTTATTGAAAGAGTTATTCAAAGATGGTTCTTTGGCAATAGTCATAGAATTACGATATACAATTGGATTAAGGAACGATGTATTTAATCTTTCCATTCCTGCTAATCTCATACGATAACACCAATCGTTATCTTCAAAATAAGCTGGAAAAAATGTTTCGTCAAATCCGCCTAATTCTTTCCACGCATCAACGCTTAAAATAAAGCTACACCAATTCTGTAAAGAGTTGAAAAAAGGCATATCTGGATTCTGATTAATAAGCATTTTTATTTCGTGTTCTGTTCTCCCAGAAATAATATCATCGTTTAGAATTAAAACGTGAGTTGCATCTACTTTGTCGGCATAATCCATCATCATATTCCAACTTCCAGAAACACCTAAATTTCTTTCTGGTCTATAAATAACAAATTGCTTTTCTCTGGTAATTATTTGTTGATTTCCATTATCAACAATTAGTATTTCTGTTTCCTTAAAATCCTCGAAGTATCTTTCTAATGCTTCGTTAAGTAAGTCTGCTCTATTGATTGTTGGTATTCCTACTATTAGTTTCATTTGATTAATTTTCTAATTCATCTGCTTTTTTACACTCTCTACTGCAATATCTATTATCGCAAGGCTCTCCGCAATATAAACAACTATTTTCTAATTCAGTTGGCGGTTCTTGTTGTTTCCAATTGTCGTAATCCATTACTTAACTTCTTTATTGTTTATAAATGTTTTTTTGAGTTTAGATTTAACATCTCCAAAAGTCATTTTAATTGCATTATCACTAATCATTGTGTTTAATTTTTCAAATGCTTTTTGACCTTGTTTTACGGTAAGAATATCAATATCTAACAGAGATAATAAATCAATTCTAACACACTCGCATCCTTCAATAAAATGCTTGTCAAACTTGAATCCTTGTGCTTTTAATTGCTTTTTAATTTTTGGCGCATTTTCTCCGTAATTAACAGATATTGAAATATCCTTATATTCTTTTGCTTGTTCATTTTTAGCACCGATTTCTCTATGCACACCTATTGGTACAGATGTCGATGGATTAGGAAACATTTGTTCTTGAGTAAGCGTAGTTGTGCCATTAGGAAAAAAAGCAGTACTATTTCCGTTTGTATGATTTATAGTTCCGCTTAAAGGAGTTCCATTTCCAACGACAACAACTCTATCTCTTATTTCTTTTGGTAAACTTTCTAATGTAGATTTTTTTGTTTTTTTAGTTTTCATTTTTCTTGGTTTTTTGTTTTTTAATAAATTTCTCCAGTCATTGTATCAACAAACATTAGTTGCGATTTCTTTTGAGTTATATGAAGTTTTTCAACTATTGCGGAAGTGTAATATTTTGATTCGTACTTCTTTGATTGTACGCAGTATGTTACCTTAACCAAATCGCCCTTCTCTAATCTTAATTGTCTGATTAACGTGGTGATTTCACGGTGACAAGTAAAGGCAATAACTATGTAAGCACTATCTTTCTTGGTTCTTACAACCACTTGACTAATACTTTCATTTACCGAGATTATATCTATTACTGTTCCGTTTACGACCATTATAAAAATTATTATATGTAAAATTAATTATTATTTTTAATATTTCAACATATTAATATTAATTTTTTTTAAAAGTGGTTCTAACTCTAAATTAAGCAAGAATCTATTAACCACAAACTGCCTTGCGCCCTTTCTAATTATATCGTCTTTCTCGTACTGCATATCGGCTATGCTTCTGTAATTTTGATTCTTAATCGTTGCTTCAATTGCCTTTTGCTTCTTTATATTGTCGAAATGACCTTGACCAGACTTCATTGCTTCTTCTATAAGCTCTGGAGTTAATTTAATCAGTTTGTTAAACTTGATAAAGTTGTAAAGTGAATCGCCAGCATCCATATAGAATAATCCTTTTGAATTATCCTCTTTAGCAATAGTAAGTAGCAATTTAAAGTTTTCAACTCTTTCTTCATCTGGCATTGGAACTACTTCTTCTCGCTCTATTTTATTAATACTATCCTTTACCTTGAATATGATATTGGATTTGTGTTCTTGATATGCTTTTAAAACTTCTGAAACATAAATAGGCGAAATTTTGCCATAGTGCTTTGCTTCAGTAGGCAATGATTGAGTTGCCAAAAGAGTTACACATTCTTTTAAATCGTATCCGTTTAATGATGGGAAATTTTCTTTGATGAAATTAGCCAACATATTAATAGTTGATGCTTCTGGAACATCTACCCCTACATACTGCGACCATCTAACTATTACTGAATTAAGAAAGAGTAAATCATCTTTTGATTCAAAGTCTTTTAGCCTTTTAGCGGTAATATGCGCATTGTAAAGATTTATGTCCTTACTGGTGGTATTGGGTAATACGGTATTAATTATTGAAACCGAGTTCTGTTGCTTTGATAACTTGTTCATAAGCGGATTCTTGTTTTGTTTTTGGTGTATTAATGTTTTCGTTTAGATAGGATTCAAATTTAGTTCCAAATAAAGTATTCGGTGTTAAATAGTCCTCCCATTTAGTTCCAATCCATTTAGTCGATTTTACTTGTATTACTTTCTTGAAATCGTCTAATGTGTATCCTTCTTTCAATCTGGCATTAATATTTGATATTGCAATTTTTGAATTTGTCTTGTACGACTTACCAGTACATTCATTCAAATAATCAATAATTGGCTCAATCAAATTGTGTTGGTTTTTTGGTTCAACTTTGGGTTGTCTTGGAGCTTTTTTTATTGGCTCTATTTGAACAACTTCTTCAACAACTTCAGAAACAACTTTTTTAGGAGCTTTAATTAAAACTCTTTCAATTATAAGTTCATTTCTTTTCTTCACTATTGTTGTTGTTGTTACATACTTTGAGAACACTTCAATGCCATACGAAATTACTCTGTAATAAGTGCTATTTGGTGTATTAGGAGTAACACTTAATTTTATAGTTTGCGAACTTTCTCCATTGTATTGTATTAATAAATTTATCCATACTTCATAATACAACTTTCCTTTGCTTCGCAAATCTTTTAAAAATAATATCAGTTCCATTAGTCGTCAATTAAATCGTCATACGAAACGTTTAATGCTCTTTTGATTGGCTTTAGTGTATTAATGTTAAAGTTCTTTCGTTTCCCGTTTATTATCTCGTTTAGGATGTACATAGAAACAGATTCTCCGTTGTTAGTTTCTTTGATTAAGTTATGTAAGTCCTTTTGCGTCATTCCTCGATTAATAAGTATTTTGTATAACTTGGTTACTTCGATTTCAATTTTTTCCATTTTGTGTTTTTATTATTGTTGGTATTCTACATATTCGCTTCCGATAAATATTCTACAAGCAGTATCGAATATCTGAAAGAATACTTTTTCCCCATCTTCAGAATCAATATAAGCTACATATTGATATTCATAACCTCCTTCGGTTTTACCTCTTTCAACTTCTCCAATTTTGTAAAATCTTTTTTCTTTTTTAAGTCCATAAACTACTATGTCTGTCGTTTCGTTTTCGTTAAATACAATTGTGATATTTAATGGTTTTTGTATTGTATCATAACTTTTAGATACGGTAGTATATCTCCTTATAAATTTTTCTTGTGCGGAAGCAGTTAACAAAGCTCCAAAAAAGCACAACATTAAAAATATTTTTTTCATATTAAATTTTTAAGTTTTCAGTAAATGCAGTATATACTTTTGAAGTAATTGCAAAGTTATATAGTGCAACAAAATTGTTAGCTCCTTGATTCAATAAAACTTTAGAAACATTTGTTCTAATTACATCTAATTCTATTTTACCATTTAGGTCTTTATGAATTAAATCAGCCATATTATCTATTGCTTCAAATGATGGAGTTTTAATTAACTCTACTTTATGATTTCGGCTCATAAGTATAGATTTTTGTGTTTTGGTTGTAAACGATTTTCATACCTCTTTTTCTTAACTTGTAGATGTTTTTAGATAAAGAATAGATTCCGTAAATATTTTTAGCTTCCTTTTTGGTAATGCTTAAATTCGCCATCAAATGATTCTTAATAACTCTTACTTGAGAAGTTGGTTGCAATTTACTACTTTCGTACTTGGTAATTGGAATTTCAATTTTTTTTGATTCTGAATTTTTAAAGTTGTTTCCAAATCCAAATAGCCTTTTAATAAAGTCAATAATTTTTTTCATTGTTTGATATTTTAATTGGTTAAAGTTTCAAATATATAAAATATCCTTCGTAATAACAAATATTATAAAGGATATTTCGTATTATTTATGTTAATATTTATTAAAATCGGTTTTACCTCTTTGTAAGGCTATCTCTACCCCATATCTACAAGCATCTGGAACTATATAAAATAATACGCCATTAAGTGCATTTTCGTAATGACTGCATTTTCTTTTTAGCAACTCTAACTCATCGTCAAAACCTTCTACCGCTTCTACAATTTCGTTTTGAGTTTTCTTAATGGTTTTAAGTTCAACTGAAACTTCTTTTAATTTAATTGTAGCAGTCTTTTCTTTTTGCTTCGCTTCATCTAATGCTTTTTGAATTGCACTATTCCTTTCTCTTTCGGCTTGAAGTTCATTTTGCATTGTTTCTCTTTCTAACCTATCTTTTTCTTGTAGCGCAATACGTTCTTCTTCCAATCTTTTTTCTTCGGCACGTTTTTGTTCCAATCCGTATTTAGCACCATTAAGAATTGTAGTAAACGCTTCCTCTGAAATAATATCCAATTGAATAGTGTTAGGGTCTATTACTTCAAGATACGGTTCTAACAACAAATACCTTTCTCTTTTCAAATCCTGCTTACGTTCCCACTCTTTTTGTTCAGCATACTTTTCTTGCACCTCCAGATACTTTTCTGCTGGCTCGATTAAAGAAGTCAAATGCTTTGCAACGGAATCAATTAACCTACCCTCATTTAAAGATTGTTCTTTAAGTAGCTTTCTCTTTTTCTCTATTTCAATTCTTTTGGCTTTTAATAGCTTTTTACCTTCTTTAGCT